ATTGAAAGTTCCTGAATTTAGAATTATTGGCTTTTTGAGAAAATCCATTATATTTTGTTGAGTCATTTGAGTATCATTTAAAGCAATGATTGTGTTATCAATATGATTCACCATGGATTCATCTCGTTGTACTACTAATGCATCGTCAATAAACTTGGTTGTTGCACTTACATTAGCGATTCCTGACTTGCCTTGTACATCGGCCTGTTCAGGTTCGGACTCTTTAGAGACTTGTCCACTAGTCTGGGTGTTGTTGAGAGGAACACCTACCACTTTCTGATTTACGGCAGAGATAAAATTATTACGGCATCAGCTATTTATCATTTACTGTGCTATCCATGCTCCTCTGGATTTCGGTTATTTAGCCGGTCCATCCTGAGGGGTAAGAGTAAATACTCAAGACCTTTAATCCTGGCAGCACTACTGAAATTTTGAATGACATGGGATTTATATATTTCAGCAAGATCACACCTGGAAGGGTGGGTGAGTTTGTAAACGTCCCAAGTTCGTATTTTTCCGTTTTTGAAAGGTACACGGTAACCTTTAGTTTTGACTTAAATTATCACTACGTTAGTAGTGATAATCGAGCTGGAGCGTTTCCGCTCGGGCTCGCTCCCACGTCGATGGGATAGTACCATGAGGTTCGATATCTGGATACCATTTTTGCTTAATAGCTAAAAGGTCAAATCTCCATTGATCAAACATTGGTTTTTCATGTAAAGAAATTTCACGGAGTGCATTCAATATATTATCGACTGCAATTTGGTCTCCTTCCATTCCTTTCTTTGTCCAATTCATCATTTCTGCAATAGCAGTCTTGCGAAGAGGAGCGATCCATTTACCTAAGGATCGATCATAGACGAATCCTCTCTTGAGGAATTCGACAGAATCTAGAGTCCTTCCTTCAAATTCAGCTGCTCCTTTAGTCTCTGTAGTATATTTCATACCACAACAGGCCATCAAATAGGGCATTGTCATTTCATTAAAGTGTTCTCTAAAAGGTTTGGCTACAGTTGCTATACTATCGTCTCCACCTGCTGCTAAATAACAGTTGGCATTAAACAATTTTATATCATAACTAGAAAATTGCCATGACATTCTATAAAGAATGTTATTGCAAATTGTGTTAAAC